TATTTCATAGGTTGTCATATTTGAAAAAATATGTTAGACTAATTACTAGGTAATTTTTGAAAATGCGAGAATATAGTATATATTATATATGTATATTGTATGTATTTGTATATGTAAGTGTTGTTTAATCAAAAATATTAAAGGAAGCAATGGAAACACAGTTAAAAACATACTTAAATGAGAGATTAAAATTTGATGATATTAATGAAGTTAGTGAACTTGCTGATTATATTAAGGATAATTGTAAACCATTTTTAAAAGAATGAAAACAGAATTATTATAATTATCAATTATTTCATGGAAGGAAGAAACATTCTGAAATTTGATATCTTAGAACTGTAAGAAAAGATAGAAGACCAGCAGATATGCCTCTAAGAATACATAAATTTTTAGATAAATATTTTAAAAACAATTTTGGTATAAAACTTAGAAGTGAATCATTATTTTGTATATCAAGTCCATCAGTAGCTAGTGATTATGGTGGTGGTAGTGCTGGTGTATATGTTGTTGTACCAATAGGTAAATTTGGATTGTATTATAATGAAAATATAGATGATCTTTTTACAGATATATTTGAAGATGGTTATTTTGATTATTTTGATAATGGAAAATGAATAAAAGACAGTCCTTTTTATGATAATGATGAGGATAAATTTTATAGAATAATGAGTGATTATGAAAAGGGTTCTTTAAAAATTGCTTCGAAAGCAAAAGTAGAAGTTATGTTATATGCAGATAAAGTATTATTAATACATACATCAATAATAGATGATGTGATAAAAGAATTGAAGGGATAAAATGACAGGTAATATAACAAAAAATTTTTCTTGAAGTGAAATGTTCAAATCAGATATAGCAGATGAAAAAAATATTAATAATATACCAACGGATGTACAAATATTATTTAATATTAGAACATTAGTAGAAAAGGTTTTACAACCTGTTAGAGATAAATTTGGTTCAATTAAAATTTTATCAGGCTATAGATGTCCTGAACTAAATAAATCTGTTGGTGGAAGTATAACCAGTAATCATATATATGGAACAACAGCAGATATAGAAAGCAATAATAATGTACCTTTAATTGATATTATTGAATGAATTGATACTAATAAATATTATAAAGAGATGATTGCAGAATATTTACCAGATGGATGAATTCATATATGTTATGATATATGTGAATGTAAAAAGGCTTTGAAATTAAAAACTAAAGATATTAATTATATAAGACTTACAATGATAGAACTTAAAGAGTTCTTCTATTCTTTTAATTCATAATCAAATATATTAAATTCAGCCTCTTCATAATATTCTAATCTTATATCAGCATGTTTAGGTAAAAATGTATTTGAATGATCAATTATATCATAAATATAAGCTTTACCATCTCCTCATTTTCTTAATGATCTACCTATAGATTGTAATACTCTAATTTTACCTTTACTGCTTGATGCAATGCCAATATGATTAAGGTTGGGAATATTAATTCCTAACTGATATAATTGATACACAGCAATAATTATAACCTTTTTTTCATTAATACATTTTTGTCGTCATTCTTCTCTTTCGACTGGTTTTGTTTTTCTATATATGAATTTTATTTGATGGTCAGCAAATTCAGGACAAGATTTTAAATAATCTTCTAGTATTTCACCCTCTTTTTTAATCTTACCAACAAGCAATACTATATTTTCATCTCCTATAGATTTAACAATATTTGATATAGTACTTAATCTAAATTGTTTGCCAAACACTTCATCTTTAACCTCATTATATTTACCTTTAATTTCTTCATTGTAATATAAGTTATATCTTTTAACATTACATTCAGCTAACCAACCTTTTGCTATTAGATATGATACAGGAAAGGTTTTAACAACAGGTCCAAGAAAAGATTTAATAGTAAGATTATCAAGTCTATTATTAGGAAGTGTGCCAGTACATCCAATTTTATAAAGCATATGAGAACATTCTTTTAAAATTTCATTAAGTTTTACAGCTTTACACTGATGGACTTCATCAATAAATATACAGTCATAAAATTCTAATTTTTCAAGATTATTAGATAATGTTTGTCAAGTGGATATAACAATCTGTTTATCCCACTCTTTACTATCTGAATACACTTCACCTATGATATTTTCATCAATACCATAATCAATCATATCAGATTTGAATTGTGTCACTAAATTAATTGTAGGAACAACCAGAATTACATTTGAAATCTTGCTACATTCGTATAAAGTTTTCCATATATATGTCAAAATTAATGAATTGTGGTGAGTCAGGCTATGTGAATCTTTGAATAAATGTGGATATGAAATAGATATATCATATAAATAATCATCCTTCTTAAAAGGGGTAATTTGCTTTATATAAACATCATCTTTTAAAATGTCATCTGATGTAATATTTTTAATTTGTTTTTTACCATTAGATGTTAACATGGTATGATTTAAAGCAGTATTGAAGGTATGTCCATTAGATAATTTTACTTTATAACTATCTACTTTTTTGATAATAAATTCTTTGATAGGAACAAAACCATTATCAGGTGTATTAATATTTATATTGAATGGAGGATTTATTGATCTTATATCATTGCTTAATTCAGATTTTGAATTCTTTGGACCTATTTTATTAAATAAATCCTCCAGTTTAATTTTAAATTTTATCATGTATTAATATAACATAATATTAATATTATGTAAACATTATTGTTTTAGTGTTATGATATCCGCAGCTGCAATATTAAGATATATATGTGGTCTAACATAACTGTCATAAATTAATGTGCTATTAGCTATTGCTTCATTATAAACGGTGCTTGTTATAGTATCAGTTGAAGTATAAATTTTAACATCCTTTATACCATTTGTACTACCATATTTACTATCATGATGGTTATTAATAACTATATTATCAAAAATCAATGGCGTATCAAATACAACAATTAATCTTTGTTCAGTTGCAACATTAACTTCTGATAATCAACCATTCCCACTAGCACTATCCATTTTTGATAATGTTGTATCAAATGCATACTCTGGTTGAAAATTTGCGTCATAATTAGTTGTAGCATAACAAGTCATTGCAGAAATAAGTGGTGAAACAAATATTGATTTTAAATAAAATTCTATACTTCTAACACCAATACTAGTTGATCCTCAATTATTTTTTATATCAAAGATTATACTTTTTGCAGTATAATTTTTTAATATAATGTCTTCTTCTTCTCATGGTAAAAATCCTGATGGTGGCATATACTGAAAATCTTTTAATTTAAAATATATGCTATTTATATTATTTTTCGAATATATACTTGTAGCGGGATATCAAGTACCAGTAAAACCTTCACATACTGGGTCGGTTCCAGTAGCAGGATCAGGTGAATCAACACCCTTCCAAATACCACCAACTGCAAATCACATATATCCAGCATCCAAATCCACAGCAATTTGATAACGATAACCTTCATTAACATTAGTAATATAAACCGCAATCTGTCCATCATGATAAATATAACCACCATTACTTAATCCATAACCATTTACAGTATCACCAACTTTTATTGATGTGGATTCATTACCATTACCTATTCCGGCAGTAGTAGTATTTCCAAGTGTTTGTAGCACTTCAAAATAATATTTACCAGTCGATCTTCCTAATGTAGCAGTTACTTGATTTCAAGCAGATGATATAGCTTTTACATCTAATGAATCAGCATTTAAAGATAAACTAGCTCCAATGTTGTTAACATCTAATATTACAGTAGTAGAGTTGGGTATTAAAATATCTAAATTTCTATCATCTATTTCATCAACTGCCGAATGCATAACAAATATACCATCAAAAATTTTAGTACTATTTGTAATTATTTCATTATATACTGTACTTGTAATTGTATCTGTAGATGTATATATTTTGCAGTTTTCTGAGCCAAAATTAGCATTAGCACCACTATCATGTCCATTATTAATAATAATTTCATCAAAAGTTTGGACAGTATCAAATACACAAATAAGTCTAGAACTTTCTTGATATACAACAGTTTTTACTCATTGAGTGTTATCTTGTGATCCTGTTTTTGATTGAGTAGTATCAAAAACTTTATCTGCTTTGTGATCAGCATCAATAGAAGCATTTTCATATGCTGTAAATGTGGGAGTTAATAAAACTCCGTTTAATTTAAATTCTATTGACCTTAATGTGTTATACGAAGAAGCACCTCAATTATCATATATATCAACTATTATGCTTTTAGCTGTATACGTAGCTCCACCACTACCACCAATCGTCATTAAATTTAAAAAAGCTATATTAGGCATTAAGCTGGAGTCTCCTCTACGAAGTTAGAAAATGAAGAATAAAACATTCATCTTAATGTACCATTAATATTACAACAAACACCTGTAATTGTTTCTCCAAGTGTATCTGCTGTATTTTGTATATGTTCATCAACAGCCATAGCTGTTCCATTTAAATAAAATAAATCACTTCCATCTGGTTTGATATCCATTTGAAATTCATCACCAATAACAAATATAATATTACCCGCTGCGTGGGCTGCTGGCATAATAAATACATGGTCGGCACCAGAAGTTTGATAAGTTGATAAAGTTATATTAATTGTTTCTGTTGTAGTAAGTATAGAAGGTGTGGCTGTATCACCAAGATCATCAATAGTTAAAGATTGCATTAGACATGATGTTACTTTTGCGGCTGGTATTCCATGATCACCAAGACCAGTCATACTAGTAATATCAGCGTTTACTCCAGAAGCTGCAAAATCTCCAGTGGATGCAGCTCCATCTATTTTAGCAACTGGTATTGAATCGTCATTAAGACCAGTCATACTAGTAATATCGTCATTTGCTCCACCAGCCGCAGCACCATTTACTTTAGCGAGTGGTATTCCATTATCACTAAGACCAGTCATACTAGTAATATCGTCATTTATTCCAGAATCCGCTTTACCTGATATATCTCCAAAAGCATCTAATTTTCTTCATGTACTTGTTAATGGATCGCCAAAATATAAAGATCCGTCCGTACTTAAATATACTAATACTTTACTATACTCACTTGAATATGCAGGAAGAGCATTTCTATTTTGTAGAGTAAGTGGTCCTTCCATTGTAAGTCCATATGATTTCATTTATATCTCCTTTAAAAAGCGAATCATGTATCCGCACCATCAGTTTCCAATGTTACGTATGAATATTGTGCTGATAATGAAATAGTAGCATTACCATATATAGTTTCTGCTCCAGAAATTTCTGGAGTTATTGTTGAAATAGTTCCATCATCATATTTAGCAAATTTTATTGTTCTTTTTGCTGTTATATCAGGTAAAGTAACATTTATAGCACCAGATAAAAATAAAGTTTCCATTAAATCAACTGCAGTTATGGTATAATCTGCTGATAATATACTCGAAGTTACCTCAACAGAGTCAACAGAATCATTTCATTTTTTAGCTAATAAATTACTAATTAATTTATTTTTATGTAAAGATGTACCTGTATTTCCTGCATCAGTTTCATCAACTTCCGCTATATCAGTATCAAATAATGAAATATTATCAATATAACCTTCTTCTATACCTGCTCTAATTCATTCTACTTTAAATTTTTGATTTCTACTATAACCATTTGTATCATTTGAATCACCAATTCAAAACTCAAAATATCCTAAATTATTTGTTGTTAATTGTGGACCTGTAGAAACTGTTGTAGCTCCAATTTCACTTGTATATAATGTAATTGCTGCTTCAGTCTCGGCTAAATATACATAAATATCAGCGTTTGATATTGGTTGTCCTTCTTGATTGGTTAGTCACTTATAATAGTGTAGTCTAGCCATTTAAATCCTCCTTGCTTATTTTATAAAATATTATCATTTTAACATCATTATCTTTTACTATATCAGAACAATCAGTAACAAAAATTTTGGTACCAGATCCATCTAAGACTCCTATTTCTCTTATAGTATATTTATCATCTTTTGGTATTTCTGCTGTTAAATAAATAAAATTACTATCTTCATGAATACTTGTTATTGATGTTATATAATCATATGTTGCTATATTATCTTGAGTATCGCTTATTGTAATAGAAGCATTTTCTAATCTATCATATATGCTTACTGTTTCAGGTATAAAATATAATACAGCATAACCTGTTATTGTTTTTCTAAATTCCGCTTGTGCTGTGTTTTCATCTATTATTTTTATATTATCAGGATATATTTGTTCATCATTGGAATTATAAAATTCTGATAAAAATCAAATATATCCAGTATCATGTTCTATATATCACGCACTGCTATTAGTAAAATTATAGGTTACAGTAGTTCCTTTTACCTGTGCTTTGCTATTAGGTAAAATATTATTAATAGTTAAAGTATTATCATCTGTTAGTGTGACTTTATCAGGCTCATATACATCTCTAGTACTTGTTGACACATTTTCTATAATATCATCATTTAAATTATGAGTTATTATATCTATACTAGATTCAGTATAATAATCTGTTTTCGCAACTACTACAGTTCCATTTACTATATTAACAAAATCTATTGTAATTGTATTTGAATCAGTATAATTAATTGATTTTGGTTTTATAAATTCATCATTTGTGTCATAACACTGCACCATAACATTTAAAGTATTTAAATTATGAGATACTACTCACTGAGTAGTATTTGCTGCATATGGCAAAACAAAATAAGAACTGCTATCTCCAATTTCAAAATAACTTGGATCACCTATAAGCTTTGATTTAGCATAAAGATCATTTGATACTGTTTCATATAAATTATGATAATTACCAGTTATATCAGATTTAGGAGAAAATAATAATTGATAATTCGATACATTATTAATAGGTCTTGTTTTTTCTCAATACATTATAAGATTTTCACTAGTAGCTTCATTTAAAATAGCATCAGTGTTAACTGGTTCAGTTGTTAAATCAAGTTCAACTATATAAGAAGGTGATAAGATTAAATCATCATAATTATCTAACCCTTCTATTGATGTAATAGCAGAACCAATTTCAGTTAATAACACATAACCACTTAAACTTTCTGATAAAGTTATTTGAACATTATTTTCATCAACAATTTGAACTTCTTCTGGTAATATTCTCTCATTATCTTCATTATAAACATCTATTAATAAACTTGTTTTATCTATTGAATGTGTTATATCTCAAACAGTACTTGCTGCGTCTGACCATACTTTTTCTGTTGCTTCATCTATTATTATATTACCATCTGTTTGTTCAGTTTCAACATAACCATCGGATAATTTTATAATTCGTGGATTTATACCATAATTATCAGCATCATAAAACATTGATGTTGCTAGCATATTAAATGTATGATCTATAGCTGATCCTGTGAGTGATGGTGTTTCAACAGAACTAATTATAGACGTATAATCAGTAGTTATTGATTTTCTGTATGTCGCTGATCTTATAAAACACATTCCATTTATATTTTCATCAAATGTTATTTCTAAAACATTTTTATTTAATAGATAAGATGTTTTTGGAAGAATTTTTTTAAGTTCAAAATCATATATTTGAAATATTATATTGTAAGTATTTAAATTATGATTTACAGTTCAACTACTACCAGAATGTGTACTATTATTAGTAAGATTATCACTTCATTCACCATTTGGAAAATATTGTTTATAATATACACTACCAGTACCAGTATTTAAATAACTGTCATCTAAGCTTGTTATATAATTATGAAGATATAGATAATCTTCATAAGAACCTGCACTTATTTGACCTGTCAAAGAAGAATCATGCCATCTTTCATATACATTAAGTCTATTATTTGAATTGTTTGAAAATACTTTATATAATAGATATATAGATGATACTGTTCCTTTTCTTTTTAAAAGTAGAACAATGTCCCTTACAAACTCTCTTTCAGCTAATGTATACTCATCTTTATCAAGAAACGATCAATTTGTGAATTCAACTATATAATTAAGCATATCATCATCTACAGACATAGCATCAATTAAATTTGGTAAATCCTTTGTTTTATGATAAATTTCTGATCAAATATTACCAAATGATAAATTCAAAAATTCTTTTATTTTATCAGTTCTTTGATGTTCAGGAAGAATTCTTTGAGTAAATTCAGGAAAATTTTCATAATTAATTGTATATACATCATCTTCATCTGTTTCATATATTTTACCAAAATAAATAAACATTTCATTAATATTAATGAAATTTTTTGCTAAAAAATCGGAATATCATTGATCTTGAAATATAGTATCAGCTCCATCTTTTAATCAATTATGAAAAACACTATCTTTTCTAAAATAAACATTTTGAGTATTTTCAATTGTAACAGATTCTAGTGTTGATTCATCATATATTTTAAATTTAGCTCCTTCTATAAAATAATCACCAGCTTCATTTGGTCCGTAAATATCACTAGTATCATTATATGTTAATTGATTATTTTTATTAAAAAAATATGTATTATTTAAATTATCTGTTAAACTGCTAAAAGATAATATAATTTTTTTATATCCCTCAGTAGTATTATCAATATAAAGTTCAATTACATTACCACCTCTAGTAATTATAGAATCACCTCTTAAATGAGCATTAACAGTTGTAGTTGGCGTTGGATCAAGAGTACTAAGCTGATTTATGTATTCAGTTAATATAAATTTTGGTACATCGGAAAATTTAGCCATTTAGTTATCCTTCATTAATAAAAGTTGTTGCGTCAATAGATAACACAGGAAATTGATTGTTTCCTAATGATATAGGTCTTACAAGATTATCATCATCAGTAGTGCTTATATCAACATCCCCATACATAGGATAAATATCATCTGTATTATAATCATATATATCAGTTTCATCACCAGAAAGACCTTGTGTATAAGTATCTATATCTCTTATAATAAAATTATCTAATCCCCTTATAGAAGCATAATTATCATCAGACGATACTTCTGTTAAATCTAGTATATAATTATGTATTTTTTTAAAATCTATTGTGCTATTAAAATTAACATTTTCAGGAGAAAAATAAAATACAAGTTTATTTTTTACATCATCTTGTACAGTTGTAAAATTATATGTTCTTTTGACTTTTAATCCAATATCAAATCTAAAATATACTAATGTAGGCACTACATAAATTTCATATACATTTATCATTTTATATGGTTCAAGATATGTTGTTATTGTGTTTTCATAAGTATCATCATATTCAGTTGGTACTGGAATAGATACATCATCGTGTCCTGTTCATTCTGACGCAGAAGCTGCGGAGGTTGATATTGTAGAATTATCTCATTCATCTGGTATTAAAGACAAATAAGCTTTATAATAATATGATGTGTTTCCGGGTGTTTCTTCTTGCTCACCTCAAGCATTTGCTTTTACTATACTAGAATGATTTTCTAAATATCCGACATAATCTTCTGCTGATACATTTCTTGCTTGTGAAGAAAAGGTACTTCTTGCTTGATATTTTACAACATCCATACTTTGCTTATCTGCTGCGTATCTTGATGCAAGTGTATTTGATATAGAAATATAGTCATCATCAATATCAGTCGCTTTTGTTATATTTTTTATTAAAGGTGTATCTACCAGTTCAAATAAACTAGTAGAAGCATCTAGTATATATATTTCTTGTGTTTCATCAAATGTAGTTAAATTACCCGCACCTAAAGATCCATCTGACGCAAGAGTTTTAAGTACCATTACTTCTATTTTTGCTAGACTATCAGGAACATTTCTATAAGATGAAAATTTAATTAACATTCTTTCACTTTTATCATATTCAAATGTAAATACATCATCCGTATCAGTTAATGGTGTTAACTGATTATAAAAACTTGATACCCTGTCTCATTGCACTCCATCAACATACACACCAATAGATCTAGTAGTATATGGATACATACCATGATCATACATTACACTTGATAAAAGTATTTGATTATCAATAATATCTTCACCAGTAAAACTTAATTTAACTGGTTCACCTTGTTTTAATGTTATATCAAATTCATATGTATCGGTATCTGTTAGAGTTTCAGTATGACCTTCTGTTAAAGTATAATATATTGATTCATCATCGTCTGTTACTAATCCTGTATTAAAAGAATATCATGCTGGTAAATATATTTGATTATAAGCTTCCGCTGATAAAACATCAATAGTAAGAGTAACAGTTAATACCAGTTCTGCTGATATATTACCTATTGGGCTATATCCAAGAAATGTTGATAATCTATGTAAGTTTTCATAAGTATCTGTTGTATCAAGATATTGATTTTTTGCTACCTTGTTTATATAATATGTATATAAATCACCCACATATGCAAACAATTCTATTAATGTTGCTATATTAGATCCTTCATAATCAACATCTACAAATGTTGCCGATTCTTTAATTTGTGTTTTTAATCTATCTGATAATGTATTGAAATCTATATTCAAATAATCAGGTATAAGATCGCTCATAGTATAATCCTTATATTTTAGTTAAAATGTAATCTAATTCTTGTGTTGTTTTGTTTGAATTTTTTAACCTAAAATTCAATTTAATTTTATATTGGTTATCGTCATATTTAGGTATAACATAAATATCTTCAATAATTACTCTATCATCTCAATCTTGAATACCTTCAAGCATAAGTTCTCCTATTTGATGTGCTGTTATTTCATCTATAGGTTCAAATAACAATTGATATGCATTAAAGGCAAATGTTGGTAACATTCTTCTACTTCCTTGAAATGTATTTAGAATATTTTTAAGAGAATTTTTAATAGCATTAGTATCAATATCTTTTGTGATATCACCATTATTCGCTTTTGTTAATTCTATATCTATGTCTGAGTAATATGCTGTCATATTTTATTTCCTTTTAAGATGTAAATACATCTGGTGATGCTGATGTTGCATATGGATTACAATGAGGTGGACCAATTGGATCACACAGAGCATCTGCTGCGGCACTATCACCATTTATTATTACAAGAATACCTTCTACAAATACATCAGTAATAGAGTTTATTAAACCACCACCTCCGTGAGTATTTGGATCACCATTAACAGATATTAAATTTCCATTAGCGAAAACTGTAGAATTACCAGCAACCACAGTTGTTGCTCCACATACTCTTGAATCACCATTTCTATGTATTCCAGCCATTATATATCTACCTCTGTTGCTATTCCATCATTTAAATGAACTTGAGTTCCATCTATATTTATATTTCCACCACTTCAAATATTAATACCATTTTTAGCACTTATATTTAAAGTTCCATCTATATGTAAAGTTCTATCACCATCTACTTGTTTTAAATCATTAGTTCCAATTTCTTCTGTATTTATTGTTCCAACTTTTGAAGTTTTTGTTGTTCCTACAGTAACATCATGAGATGTTACAATATGAGTTTTTTTACTCGCATCTACTATTTCATATTTATCGCCTGCATTTCTTATAATTAGCTGTCCATCTTTATTAATTTCAATATAAGTTTTAGATGGATGATAAATATGTATTCTTTCATTATCAGGAGTATCATCTACTTCAATTGTTATACCACTTTTAGTTGAAAAAACATTATTATGTGGATAGGTAGCATTAAATGAAGAATCTGGTTCACTTCATGTTCCGCTTTTAGCTTTTGCAACATTGGTGTCTTTATTAGTATTTTCATATTCTATTATAGTGGAAGTTTTTACACCTCTTGATAATTTATGATAATCAGGCTCATTTAATGCATTTGGTTTATGCGGAGCTACCACAGTTTTATAAGGATAAATTTCATCTGGGTCACTAAAACCTTCATCATCTTCAAATCCATGATTTTGATCAGTTGGATATCCCGGAATTGTAGCAAAATATCTTGGTTTTAAAATATTACCTTGTTCAAAAAAGATGAACACGTGAGTTCCCTGAACAGGAATAGTTCAAGCACCAATACCAGTAATACTTCCACCAAATAATCCTAAAGCTGGTTCAGCTCATGGAATTTCGCTTGTTGGTACACCTTCTATTTCGGTTTTTATTTTTTTAGGAGTGTGTACACCAAATACTCTTATTTTACATCTACCCATTTGTTTTTCGGTATCATTATTATCTTCAATAACGCCTTTATATATACCAAAAAGTTTATCTTCTTGATTGTTGAAGTAATCTGTAGGGTCATTCTTTATGATGTTATTCACCTATTTCCTTTTATGCACTGCATCTCATTTCTCCATATCCACATCCTGCTACATTCATATGTACCCATTTATGGCAATCTATACAAAATGTAATACATTCATCTATATCAGCACTTGTAACAGGTGATTCATTCAATGGATATTTATGATGACAATGTAATTGTATTTCTTCTATTGGTTTTCCACACTTTTGACAAGTATAATTATCTCTTTCAAGTACCATTTGTCTTAATTGTGGCTGAACTTCCCTTGATGTTGCTGGTTTATTATCTTTTGGATGTATAACCTGATTGAATATAGGACAAGCTTGTTTACAGCCTTCTGAACAATATAAACCACAATCACCTTTACTTTTACTTTTTAATGATTCTATTCTATGTTGAATGTCGGATACTATAGGTATAAAATATTTACCACAATATCTACACTTGACTTCTAAAGTAATACCATCAATATCCAATTTTGGGTTTTCATCTATAGTAAGTCTTTCATAGTATGTTTCATATTTAGCATTTGATGTTTTATATTTTTTACAGGTATCTTTAACTTTGTTTTTATTGTTTTTTCTATATTCTTTTACCCTTCTATATATCACTTTTTTATTAGATTTGTAAGTATTTTTCGATCACTCCAATATAGTTTTTTTATTGTTTTCATAATAATTTTTAGTGCATTGTTTACAAGAGCAAGATAAATTATCTCTTTTTGATTTATCTTTACAAAAATCTGATATATCTTTTACTTTTTTACATTTAGTGCATTGTTTTGTTTTTATCATTATGATATATTCTTTTTAGTTGATTTAACGAGATTTCTTGCATCAGAATCCTCATATCCGTTTTTTATACAAAGCAATTTTTGTCTATAATGTGGATTTTGAAATCCAGAAAAATGATGAGTAATACTTTTAACAAAATAATGCCCTGATAAATTCTTATTATATTTTTCAGTAGAATCATTTTTACTCGGTCATTCCACATGTATTAATTGTCCACTATATCTTTTTTCATGTCCTCTTACCACTATACTTAATACTTGTTGAATATCGTATGTTTTATTTCATGTATTATGATATAAAGTATTTATATTATCAAGTGTTCTTTCTTCTGTGTTCTTATATATCATATTTGTTTCAGAATAATCAGGAAATAGAGTTTTATTTCCTAATATAGTATGATTTTTAACTGAATTTTTATATTTAAAAGTTTTCGTTAAAAATGTTTTTGTCATTGAATCATAACCATATAAAGTACCACCAGATAATTTTTTTAAGGCTAACATATCTACTCCTGACAAAGACCATTGAAGTATTTTATTTGATAAAAATAAATCTGTATCTGTAAATACATAATTATCAGGGTCAGCATTTGAAGTATTATTTAATAAAGTATCTAATGTAACAAAATTAGACCCATTAGGATTATTATACATACAATACCCTGCTTGTCCTGATAATTTACCTTTACCTCTTTGTATCAGTCATTTAAGCGCTGTATGAGGTGTTCAATATGGCATATAAAAATAATCAAGTTCTTCACTTGTGGGTTCTCATTGATCTCATTTCGTTATACCTAAATAATTGGTAGCAATATCTTTTACTATAAATGATATTTTTTTATCTGTTCAAGATTTAGATCATTGATTATAGTTTAATGAATAAAACATTGTATCAACAAAAAATAATTCAATGTTTTGTTTTGCACTAGGCATTGTTTCATTAGCTTGTTCTACTTTTGATACCTTGTATATGTAAAACACTAATTCTTTATCTTCTTCACCTTCACCATATATAAGTGTTATTTTTTCATTACCTGTAAGAGGACCGAACTCAAATAAACCTCTTTGATCAGTAAATATCATTTTTCCGGTAATACAAAATGAGAATACATCTTCAACAAAATATAATTCTCTTATACTTGAATTATCTAAAGCAACCTCTCCTATATCCATAGATATAGATACAGAAAATTCACCTATTGATTCACCTATAGCATTAGCCATTATTATATCCCTATATTTTTTATATCTTTCATTAACTGATATAAATACTCTTGTTTAAGAACGTATATACTATTCCCTGCTTCTAGATATTCAAATGGATTTACAACATCATTCATTAAAGCTATTATTCATCATAAAAATGGTGTATCATAATATTTGTAAGAAATTGTATCTCATCAATCATCATTTTCTATATCATACATATCATATAATAAATAAGATTTAATATCATCATTTATACCATACGCTCTGCTTATATTAAGGAATTTTTCATTAGTACCAAAATCTCTTAATACAGGAAATTGATGTAATTGTGAAACATTATTTAATCTTTTTCCTGTTACTTCGTAAAATGTTTCATCTATTTTCTCTATCATTATACTCCTCCAATTCCTCCTCTTTTTGATGTTGATTCACTTGTTTTAATAATACCACCTGATTCAAATGATTTTCTATATAATGGTTCTATGTCTGTAAACGTTAATAGCACATCACCATGACAAGCGTACCCACCAATATATGGAGCTTTTCATGTAATCTGAACACCTTTTAATGCTGCATGATTTACTCGTAACATCTGAGATGGATAGGAATATAACTTGAATATAGCAGGGAATTTAATACCTATTATGTCACCATCTACTTGAGGACATGAGTACTTCTTTAATTCTTGTAATGGTCTGTGTATTGACTCATATACATCTTTATCTCCAGGCATATAAGCAACTTGGAAGTTAAATGAAAATGTTCTTCTTCTAGTGCCCTGATAAGTAAAAGCAGTATCAACTTTCTGTTTTTCTATATCATGTCCTGCTGCGGTCACGGCGGCAGTTTTAGCTATAGCTATAGGATCAAACCCTTTTTTATTTTTTATAGTATTAAATGCACCCTTACCAGCACCTATAATACCAGCACCTTCTTTTATACCTTTAACAATTCCACCAACCTTTTCAGCAATACGAGCACCCATTCCTTCGTAATCACCTCATTCATGAGCAACTTCTTCTGATATTTCAAGAGGAGCCAAAAACTTTCATTGCCCTAAATCTTTACCAGTTGTAATACTATTACTACCTCTAGCATATCCTTTTTGACTTATAAGTTCTTTTGCGTCAAAATGTATTCATAATAAATCTTTTCTATCTTGGTAATATTCTGGAAAAACGTACATTAGAAAGCGCCTCCCATTGCTGGTTTGTTCATTAAAATTAACCCCATATGTTCTATTTCGTCTACTATTTGTGTGTTTTGTTGTGTGGTTGAATTGTCCACAACACTACTATTAACTTGATTAACACTACTTACTAATTTTTCATTTTGTTTATCTTGTTTTGCTTCTGCTTGTCTTTGTACTTCTTTTTGTCTAGCTAGTTTCTTCTCTTCATATTTCAGTTTGTTTTGTTTCTGAGCTTTCGCTAATTCATTTGGTGGTGGAACTATACCCTTAACATCTTCAATTTCTTTGTCATCTTTGAATCATTTTAATGGATTAAGACTATCTATAATAGCCATAGACTTATCTTTAAATCATTCAAGTATTCTGTCTTTGATTTCTATTAGTTTCTCTTTAAGCTTGTCCATGATATTTATGCTATTAGGACCACCTTCTTCTTCACCATTTCCATTAAATCATTCGATAAGACTTCTAATTGGTTGCATAATTTTATTAAAATATTCACCTATTTTGCTCTTCATTTCAATAAGACCATTAAATAACCATATCGCTGCATATCTAACTTTAGTAAATATGTTTACTCATGTGTCAATTAAAGCAGATATGTATCATTTAATTCCATCCATTATCTTTGTGGCAACACCACCTTCCACTTTTATGTTAAATAAATTTAATACTCAATCAGCGATTCACCCAAATAATTTTACAGGTAATTCAAGAAAACCTGTAACAACCTGAGTAAGCCCAGATTTAAGTTTATCAACTATAGATCCATTTGTTGACATTCACCCTTTAATAAAATCAATTACTCCCATTATAATAGTTATAGGTCAAGCTATTTTACTGTAACCTCTAGCAAATGATTTAAATAACATACCAAGATATTTGCTTTTAGGTAATATTTTTGAAAAAGTTTTCCATAATTTTCCTATCCATGCAGATACTTTTCCAACTCCCGGAAATTTCTTTACTATCATTCATACAGATTTTAACATACCACCAAATCACCTGACAACTGGCATCATAAATTTAAAAGCTTTGCCTATTAAAATAAATGGTTTAGTTATATAACCCACAATACCACCAAGAGCTAAAGCCACAGCAACACCAACTGCCATAAGTACAGCAACCATCATTCCATTACCTTTTTCTTTATCAAATTCCAGACCTTCTTCTTTATCTTTTTTCTTAAATATGCTTAACATACCTTTTAGTATACCAGTTTGTTCTTCTGCTTCATCCAATTCTGGATTATCACTTTTACCAAAAGCCAATACAGTAGTAAGTCCACCTTTAACCATATTCATAGCACCAGAAGTAAGATTTTTAACATCATCAACTAGACTACCTAAAGCATCACCCATTATTTCACTGGTATGTGATCCAATAACACTAGTTGTTTTATCAAATCCTTGTGTTAATTCTTCCGCAAATTTGTCTCTTATTGATCCTGCCATATTGTCTTCCTTTAAAGCAAAAAAGTCCAAAAAATGTATCGTTCCTGATACACTCTTTAGACTTCTAAATAAATCCGTTAGCTAAAATGCTAAGTGAGTGTTGTATTATTATTTATAAAAATTTACTTCTTTTTATTCTTTTTCTTCTTTTTCTTCTTTTTCTTCTTTGTCTTCTTTGTCTTCTTTGTTGTCATCGTCATCATCTTCACAATGAGGACATTCGTCATATTTTTCGTTATCGAATTTCTTACCACATTTCTTACATTTAACCATTTCTTCTGATAAAAATTTATCAATTTTCGCTAATATATCCATATTATTTCTCCTATTCTTTTTTATCTAATTAGAATATTTTTCTAAGTTTTGATGTTAATGATTTTAACATATCATTGATTTCTTCATCCTCTATATAAGAGATTCTTGATTTGACCATATCATAAAAATCTTCTGCTACTTCTTCAGCATCCATATCTCCTGAATTTTTTTTACCTTTTAAAAGAGAATTCTTTAAACCAAGTTCAAATATAATATCTTCCAGTTCAGTTGTAACATCCTTTAATTTTTTATCATTACCCATTATGTCTTTTAACACAAGATATCTTGGAGTAAAGAATTTTTTAAACTCTTTGTCTGTTATATCATTATGTTTGTTGTTATTTTTCTCAAAATTTTCTTTTAAAAATCTGTCAATTTTCTCTAATATATCCATGTTATTTTTCCTACTCTTTTTCTTTCTCGTCTTTTAATAACAATGCATAATATGCATGTCTATCAATATCTGCCATTCCTTCACTCTCAGCAATACTTATATTAGCATATCTAGCTAATTGGTATTGTTGTTCTATCACATATTCCATATTACAATCGGTAGTAAACAGTTTAGTTAAGAAAAAAAATTGGTCATTGGTAACTCTTTTTCTTCTTTATGACCACACTTATCACACTCTAAAGTGTGTTTTAAATTGATACCAAACTTATTAGTGTCAATCCATGTATCAAATTTTTCTTTTTCATTTTCAGGTAAATCGCCAATAAAATTAATTAACTCTTTTAAATCAATATCCATTTTATCTTTTTTTGTTTTGATACTTTTTACCATTGAAGCTAAATCTGCTATTTGCATATCAACCTTTTTCTCTTTAGCTGATAATTTAGAATCAATTAAAGAGTAAGCTTTTTCTTGATCTTCTCTTAAAGGAAATTCAAGAGCCATTGTTAATTCACCTTTAAGAAGTTTTATTGATTTGCTTTTAATCTTTTTTTCTACTACTATATCTTTTAAATTTATTGTTTGTAGAGATTGGTTTTTACATTTACTACAAGTATATGGAAATGAATATTCAGATCCTTTTGTAGCTTCTCTTATTTTAATAAACAAATAATATCTATCTAATACATATAATTTGCTCACATCAAAATCTTCATTCAATACTGATATTTTAATTATATAGTCCAGTATTTCTTCTTCTTTTAAATGATCTTTTTCATCTTCAAATATAAGTAATTTCTTCATTGTATTTGTAGAAAATCCTTTATATTTTATCTTTTTACCTGATCCCGGTAAGACAGTTTCAAATTCGTAAACATTTAAAAAATCTTGTAATGACATATTAACTCCTTTTTATATTTATGCTGTTACTTCTACATGATACATATATGTGAATGTTACGGCAAATTCTTGTGTTTCTTTAGATGAATAATCTAGTGCAACTTCACCAAGTGATGATGGTCATGCATTTACAAGTTTAATTCTTTTAGATGCTTCACCAGAAGTATTTAATAACCATACTTCTTGATCTTGCATATATGATGCAGGATTTCCTTGTTCATTTGTTACTGGATTATGTATCATTTTCTGTCAATTCAAGAAATCACTATATAAATCATGCGCGCTATCTACTGCAAATGTTACTGTTCAATCACTATATGTATGTGTTGTTGGTAATTTGTACATCATACCTTGTCACCCTATTTCAGCAACATCTATAGTACTTTCTGGAACTGCACTAGATTTAACTAAAAATCTTGTTTGATCTGTGCTTAGTACAGAACCCGGTACATTAAGCATGATATAGAATAAATATCCTCTTGCTCTATCTTGAAAGTTAGCTTTAAAACTATTAATATCAAAAGCCATGTTTTTCTCCTTTTTTGTCTTTATTTAATAAACAAAATATTCACATTATGTTTATTTATAAGGGGCTTTAAATTAGCCCCTTAAATTTTATGGATTTAATGCTTGAGCCAATTCATTAAAATCAGCGCCTGTTTTTGTTGCAATGAAATTCAATACAATAAATTCGGCAGCTCTTGTTGGTTTAATGAAAATATTACCTCAAAGTTCATTTCTGTCAATTCTTTCTGCAGTATTTGTATCTTCATTAATTTGTACCATAAAGTCATAAATACCTCTTCTACCTTTTATATCTCTCAAAAAAGGTTCTATCATATTAGTCATTAACATTCAAGTAACTTCATCATTTTGTTCAAATAAATAATATTTAGATACTGTACTGATTGATTTTTCAAGAACTAAGAATAATCTTCTTACATTAATTCTATTAAATGCGCTTGATTTATCAAGTAATGTTTTTTGACCTCAAACTACTTTACCTTGACCAGCAAATGATACTATTGGATTAACACCAGCTTGATATAAAGTATCTCTTTCACCTAATGATGGATTTCAAGCTAATCTTCTTACACTTGTAAGAATAGTTCTATTTAATCCCGCAGGTGCTCATCATGCATCATTTACATCATCTGTATGAGCATATACCCCAGCCATATGACCTGATGCAGGAATTCATCTATAAACTTTATTTCATTTATCAAATACTTCAAGTCAATTACCATATAGTGCTGCGTATGATGTATTAGGATTAAATGTTGATGTTCCTTGTCCTTTTCTTCATTTAACTATATCTGTTGCTTCAGAACCAGTATTATTAACAACATCGCCTCTATCAACATCAAGCAAAGCAAAACTATCTTTTCTTGTGTCTTGACAGATCTCAATTAACTTTTGCTTAACAGTAATACCTTTATCAGCATCAATAAAAAGATTTACATCAATTTCTTCTGGATTATCATATAATTCATAAGCTGTTATTACTAATGAGTCTTCTGCATCTTGTTCATCTACATCATCATCTCTTCCAAAAACACCATTTTCTCCACCAGTTAATGTAATATAATCAGTAGTACTAAATGCTCTATCATTTCTATCATTTTCTGAATCTGTAGTATAGTTTGTATTTAATGCAACATATACATAATCAGATTGTTCATTTAATACTGTTTCAATGAACATTGACTCGCCTTCGTCATTAATTTCATTTTCATCAGTAGAAACAACAAATATCTCTTTATCTACTCATGTTGATGTTCCTTGATCTTTAGCTTGTATAATAATACCAAGCTGATATGCTGATGTAAGAGGTGTATTTAAATCTAAGATTTTATTAAAAGATTCTAAAGAAGTTGTATACGTATCATCATACATTGCGATAGCGGCTGCTGAAGCGGCGGCTGTTATGGTTACACCTGTAGGTAAATCCATAGCCGAATTTGTTGTATCATAATATCTAATACTATTATATAATTCTTGATTATAGATTAATAATCTTATATTATTTCCTCATTGTCCTCTTGATCTACTTGTAAATCATAAAGGTTCGTTTGTTCCCATTGTAGATCTGACTTGATCAGCATATAATAATAAATCTGTTGCTCCTAATGATTGATAATCATAAGGACCATCATCTTCACTAGAATCAACACTTCCAGTTGCTCCAAAAGTATAAGCATCATCATGTGCTGTACTAGTAGCAGAATATCCTGATAGTGCTTTTGTTCCTGATAAAGTAGCATCATCCGGCATTACTCTTGTACAGTAAAGTTTATTACCATATTTTAAATATCCCATACCAGCTAATAGGTCTTTATAAGAATTGGTTGTTGGAAAACCAAAAGCTTCTTTTAATTGTTCGTCTGTTGTTACTAGAGTTTGCTCATTTTCAGCACCTTTGAATGTTTGTCTTAAAACTAAAACTCCTATTGAAGTAGCAACTGCAGGTATTGTTGTTGATAAATCAATTTCATTAACTGCTACTTGTGGCGATAAATAAAATGCCATTTGTTATCTCCTTTTCTTTTATATATTTATTTATATATATTTATATTTTTAATTATGCACTACATCTCATTTCATGATATCCACAACCAGCTACATTCATATGGACTTCCTTGTGACAATCTATACATAATGTTATACATTCATCTATATCAGCACTTGTAATTGGTGATTCATTCAATGGTCATTTATGGTGACAATGTAATTCATCTATTGACCCACACTTTTGACAAATATAATTATCTCTTTCAAGTACAATTTGTCTTAATTGTGGTTGGACTTCTCTTGAAGTTGCTTGTTCTTGTCCTTTAGGATATTTAGATTGATTAAATATTGGACAAGCTTGTTTACATCCTTCTGAACAATATAATCCATTATCACCTAAAACACCGTTTAATGATTGTAATCTATTTTGTATTTGTAAATATAAAGGTTTAAAATATTTACCACAATATCTACATTTTACTTCCAATGAAATACCATCATCTGATATTTTTGGATCTTCATCAATTGTCAATTTATTTTTATATACATCATATTTGACATTTGATTTATGGTATTTTATTTTTTTAATTTTAATTTCATTTATATTGTTCATTCTATATTTTTTTGTTTGATCTTTTATTTTTTCAGTATTTTCAGTATAATAATTTTTTAGATATTCTTTTCTTTGTTCGTTTATTTTATTCTTATTTTTATGATAATATTCTTTCATATAAACATTTTGACATAACTTACAAATATTTCTATACCCATCACTGGAATTTTTTCTTTTTCCAAATTCCAATAAACTTAAAGATTTTTCACATTTAATACATTTCTTTTTTAATATCATAATTTTTGTTTCATAACTTAATATTCTTTATCTATATTTATAAAAATATATTTTTATTCTTTTATTTCATAATAATCGTATGTAAATGTGCATGTTCCTGTTAAAATCTCTTCTCCATCCCTATGTGATAGTGTTATTGCATCCAAACTTGATGGAAACATGCCAATAAAAGCTAATTTTAATATAGCTGAATTAAAATTATCATACATGATTAAACTAGCATCAATAGCATAATTTGCTTTTGATTTTCCAGCAATATCTTTATTATTATTTATATATACTAATCAATTATATAATAATTGTCAATTTTTATAATCTTCATCTATTGTATAACTCGCTGTTAAATCTTCAAATTCTAATGCACTATACACGTCTTTTGTTTTAAATCCTTGTCAATCTCTTTCATTAACGTTAAAACTTATACCCGGAATTATAGTTTCAAATAAATGTAATGTTAAACTAATATTATCAGTCATATTATCTGATGTTGGTAATTTAGGAATGGTTAAGATAAATTTATCTGATGATGCTGGCATTAAACTATAGTCTGTCATTATTTTATATCTCCATTAATTGATGTCTGTTTATTTATCATTTTAACTCTCCCATGCTACAAAACCTGATGGTACTGAATATGTTTGATCTGAAGCTTTGAACCTACCGATTATTTGGTCTGTTGTTAAATAAACAGTTCCTGCAGGATACATAGCTGCTGAATACAAATTAGAATAACCCGGATATGCTCCAGTAACAGGATTAGCAGTGCCTGCAGCAGTAGATATCCAAGTTCCATTTTTACTCCACCAAATTTTATGGGCATCTAAATCAACAGCTACTCCTATTATATCACCAGTTGTATAATCTGTATAAGGAACTGGAGCAACAACACCAGCATTATAAAATCTACTATTAGACATAAAACCCCAACCATCTGGAGAATCACCAGTATAACTATCAAAATTTTCTGTTCCATCTTGAATACCAATAGTAACTACAGAAGTTCCAGAATTTACATAAACTTCAAAATAGTATTTTCCAGTGCTTCTTCCAAGAGTGGCAATAGCTTGTTGCCAATCAGCAGAAGCCTTTCCTTGTGAAATAGTTAAATCTCCATTACTGAGAACTAAATCTGGACCCATATTGGCAGAATCCCAAGTTACAGACACAACAGACGTATTACTCCCCCCATGGGCTAAAACCACTTGGTGGGGTGTATGTTAAATCAGTAGTAAGCCCTCGTAAAGAAGCCTGTCCGAGAACGTACCTTTGACTATAACACAAAAATATATCCCCAGTTATAGTTGCATCTTCATAAATAGGGTCAGTTCCATTAGCAGGATCACCAGAATTTAACCACGTATTATCCAACCCCCACCAAATCTTTCCTGCATCAATGTCTACAGCCATTTGTAAAATAGAAGAATCTACCCAATATCCCGGTGCTTTACCTGCTAATAATGCACTATTATGATAATACCTGTTATTATTCATCCAAGTCCACGAATAGTTTGTAAATCCACCCCTATTAGTACATAAATGGGATGAAGTACATATACCAACCATTTCACTACCAACTTCATTATCAACAAAAACCTCTGCATAATATTTACCAGAAGACTGAGATTCGACACTAATAGCAGTTTGGGCAGTTGATGCCAATATACCTTCACAAGTTTTATTATCGTTAATCAGTTTAAAATCTGTATCATCTACCTTCAAAGGGTCAAATGTTACAGGCACTACAGGCACAATAATTTCTTTTTTCTTTGCTACCGAATTAAAATAAACAGGTATCATTATACATCTCCATCAGTTCATGAATTAGTTGATGCATATCAGCCATCCGCTGAATAATATGTTAAAACAGCTATATCTCCGGCTGTTGATAAATTAGTAATTTTATGTCCAACTGCGAGTGCTGTTCCGTCAAGAACAATCAAATCATTATTATTTGGATCTATAGATACTTCTATATCACCTATAGTTAAAATTGTAACACTCATACCTTCAGCAATAGCATCAAGAGTTATTATGCTAGTACCAGTGACATAAATTACATATCCATTACATTCAGCAGTTGATAATGATGCAGATGTAGCATATGATGCTGTACTTAAACTTGTAATTGTACTTGGATTTGCTCATTTTCATCCACCAGTTGCTCCTGAATCAGCAGTTAATACATAGTCATTTGTTGGAGCATTGCTAATTTTCATATTAGCTTCATCAACAATATTATTAGCTATTGTAAGTTCTTCACTACCAGAAACTTCACCTGTATGTGTAGCATTAGATGTTTTATTTGTATTAGCTACTATTTCATCGAATTTAGCTTTAGTAAGTAGACCAGCTCTGCTTGTACTAGCTGAAATTAATGTAGCATCAGTGCCATCACTTGATGTTACCTTAACTGTTGTTTCTGTTGATTCACCTTCTGCTAAATTTGTACTTACATTATGGTCTACATCTGTTACTTTATTATTATTCAAAATATGATTATCATACATCGCACTATTCATTACACCTGTAAGGTTTGTTGAAGCTACTGGTAATGTTATATCATCAGCTCCGCCATCCGAAGTAATAGACAATTCGGTTTTATTATTTGTACCAACTTCAAGTGTTGTACTTACATTATGATCAACATCTGTTTCTTTTAAACTATTAACTACTATTTCATCAAATTTAGCTTTAGCAAGTAAACCTGCTCTAATTGTGCTAGCTGAAACTAAAGTAGCATTATCACCACTACTTGAATCAATTTTTACTGTTGTTTCTGTTGATTCACCTTCCGAAAGATCAGTTGTTGATCCACTTATTACTGCTCATTTCCATCCACCAGCTACTTCTGAATCAGCAGTTAATATATATTCATTTGTTGGAGCATTGCTAATTTTCATATTAGCTTCATCAATAATATTATTAGATATTGTAAGTTCTGTTGCTCCTGTTACTTCACCTGTATGTGTAGCATTATGATCTACATCTGTTTCTTTTAAAGTATTTAAAGAAATTGCATCATAATTTTCTGTAAAGTTATCGTCTATTGCAGACATCATACTTTTGGGTGTAGTTCGTAAATTTATGTCGTCTATTTTCTTTTTAGTCATATATTTTCCTCTATTTTCATTTTAATGGATAATTTATTGTTCAATCATCTTCATATACTGTCCATAATCCGTCATAATCTATATCACCTTTTATATAAGAAGTAGAATCATCAGGACCATTTAATATTTCAAAATTTGATATAATAACAGACGATTCGTCTTTATATCCAGATGTATGTAATGTTTCAAGTAAAGAACTTCCAGATAAAGAAGGATTTTCATAAAAATCATGATTTTTCATTTGTAAATACACATCATGTATTTCACTTTTAGTAATTGTTGGTTTTACAAGATAACTATGTATTAAAAAATCAAGTGATCATGTAACAAATCTATTTTCATCCGATGTCATACCTTCATCAATTTCTGGCGAAGCCCCATTAAGTATAACTTTTGCATCAAAATAAGAATCAATTTCTGGTATTTGAATTCGTACCATTACATAAGGAATAAAATAAGGTAAAATTTGTTCTAAAATTTGATCCGCTTCATTCATATATATTGTTGCTATCGTTAATCTAAAATTTATATCATATGGTACAAAATTTCTTCTATATTCAGAATTTGTATTGAATTTTATTAATTTATTACCAGATCTTGCGTTTGCTGCGGGTTCAATTCCTTCCATATAAGCACCAATCATAGGAAATCTTTTTTCATTTTTTCTATTATTTAATCAATAGTGAAATTTTTGTTTAGGCGCAAGTTTGATAGGTACTTTAACATATTTAATAATTGTTCCATCAGATTTATATTTTGCTATATTAATATTATTAAATAAATCAAGAAATTGTATAATTGTCTTTCTAAGACTTGAAAAGTAAAAATGTGTATCCATATTAATTAATATCCATAATAATCTGTATCTTCATCATCGTAATCCTCAATATCATCCGATGCGTTTTCGATTCAATCATTATCACCATAAGCTGATAAAGGCTCATTTTCAAATCCCGGATCATTCATATCTGGGAATAAACTGTCATTTGGGTCTATATCAAGTATAGTTTCAGCAGAATCACTGTCCTCTGAAAATCTAAATGGTGTTAATGTGAATTCTCATATTAGTTTCTTTCCTTGAAATATTGATTGCTCACTACCAGCATTTGTAATTTCATATTTTCTATTATTTCAAAGAGTTACGATTATGTCTCCAGCTACAGGTTTTAATGTTGGTGTGCCATAAGGTATAGCTACATCCCTAGTAAATATTCATTTTGGCATCATAGCAAATTCAATAGAATCTTCTGATTGAAACCCCAATATATCCATCATATTTGTTTCTTCTGTTGGTTCGTATACTACTTTGGTTTCATATCCTGTTTCAGAAAATGTACTATTAGTTGTTTCACCATATAAAGGATCAGATGCATCAAGATTTGTTTTAATATAATATTTAATGGGAAATCCTGCTATATCAGTGAATTCAGCATTAATAGATTGAAATAAATCATGTTCTGATTTACCTTCTATAAAATCTACCATTTCTCAATTATTTTTCATAATTTATTCCTGATCTTTTAAATTAAATATAATATCATTATCAATAAGTTCAAACTGTATATCATTATCTACATGTATAAATATAATATCATTATCAATAAGTTCAAACTGTATATCTTCCATTAAATATCTCTTACTTTTATTTTAATTTTTTTTAAATATGTTTGTGGTGATTTTATTATAGTATATACACCAGTATAATCACCTACATTAGCTGTTAAAGAATCATCTATAAGAATACTCATACTATTTTCATCAAGTGTACAAGCACCAGATAATGTTTCTGTACCTGTGCTGTCAGAAACTACTAAAACAGCCGAATCTGGTTCAAATGAAACATTCTTTAAATACATTTTGTATTCAAGTATTTTTACAGCATTAACATAATATTCTATTCAATCTATATTCATAATTTAATCCTTTTAATCATAAGCTATATCCATACCCTCTCACATCTCATTTTTTAAACGCTCTTCCAATGCTTCTTTTTCTGCTTGTCCTTCACCTACCAAAGAATCACCATCTAAACTTATACTTGCATTACCAAGACTTGTCATATTAGCAAATTTTCTTCTAATATGACCGAGTGGTATTTTACATAAAGCTATACAATAATCTTGAAATCACTCATCCTCATATAAATATTCTCTCCAATCGCTATCTTGTGATGTTGAATTTAATTCATATCCTTCTTCCATGAAAGAATGTACTAATATATAATCAGAATCACCATTCATATCAGCAGCGGAAGGAGTTGGTGAAACTGTTAAAGTATTATTATAAGGATGATATTTAAAATTATATTTGCTTGTAGTAAATTTTTCTATCATATCAATATATTGCATACTAATCGTATAATCAATTAATGAAAATCCTGTTACATTATTTACTCATGATTGATATATAGCATTTTGTACAGAAAATAATTCTTGTGAGCCACCTAAGTTATTTGATGAGTCATATACTTTTATAATACTATGAACACCCAAAGGCATATCATATTCTCTAATACCATCAGAAATTGATGCAGTAAAAAAGGTTTCTTGTGTAGCTATTCCTGTTCCTCATTTTCTGTGATAATTATAGGCTTTTTCTATAAGACCATCCATTGCTATATCATCCAATTCTACTTTAACCATTGGATATCCAAAATGTTGTTTTATACGTAATTTAAGTTCTGTTAAATTCATTAAGTTATTCCTTTAAAGTATATTTATAATAAATATTACTTCATTTCCTTTAAATTACCTTTTTCATCAACTCATAAAGCAAAAAATTTTATAGATTCCTCACTATCATCTAATCCATAAATTTTTCTTACTTTATCTTCAATTGATTTAGGTAAATTATCTCTTATACTAAGTAATGCTTTAAGATTTGGTTTGAAATCGTCTAGTAATCTTGCTCTCCTGTATATACCCTCTTTGAGGTATTTTAACATGATTATTTTTTTCTTACCTTCTGTTGTTCCTGTTGCTATATTTCCTGATCTTTCAACATATACATTAGATTTGTCCATTGATATACCATTTTTTTCAAATGTCGCAAGGAATGTTTTCTTATCATCAAAATCAGCTCTTGCAGTTAAGAAAATTATCTTTGATCTAGATCCTGTTTCTCTTATTCTTGATAGCATTTTTTTGATTCTTTTGATAGTTTGTGGTATAGGAACAGATGTTTTATTGAATTTTTCCGCACTTCTAAATTCACCAAAATCAAAATCTTCACCATCCTTTAACTTATATGAATTGAATTCCTGATTGTTTAAGCTATGGATTTCCTTACCACCTTTGATGACTTTTATTTCAGCAAAAGTCCTGAATACGGTCTCATCAACATCGATAAAACTTATACCCCAGCCTTTTTTATCTTGCTCATTTAAATAATCATTAAAGTATTTCATTTATTTTATCCTTTTAAGATTTTGTTTGGCTGCTTTTATCATACCATTTAACATTTGAGTAGCCCCTTCAGCTGCATATAAAAGGATTTCATCTCTCTGACCATTATAGTCAAATCCCTTCACTTGATCAATTTCTTTTTTCATAAAATCATCTATAGTATTTATTATGGCATTAGCAATTGTTCCATCTAATTTTTGTTGAAGTTTTTTTGTTTCAGGTGAAACTTTTGATTCTTCTAAATAATCTTTTATTTTCATATTAGCATCTCCTTGTAGTATTTATATATTTAATTCTTTTCTGCTTCCCATCTATTAGATTGTCTTTTCTTAAAATCAACATAACTAATCTTCTTAACTGTATACTTATTACCCAGTTCCTTAACTATATTATCATACTTAATCATCTGTCTATACAATGAAATATCACAATACAATTTATCAACACCATTTTCAGCAAATAGACCTAAAAAATCCATACTATCCATTTTAGGGTTATCTTTTACAAGATCATAAGCTTTTTTATTGAATTTATCAACATCTTGTGTTAGAATATAGACTGTTGTTTTCTTAGGAAGGGTTAAGACACTACTTTTTACAACTCATTCATTTTCACTTGAATATATTCGTCCAATCTCTAATAAGGATTTATATAATATATCATTTAGTTCTTTTGCTGTTATGTCATACTTTATACCTGTTTGTTCAGAAAATATTGTATGAATATATTCGTTTATAACATTAGCTAAATCTTTAATATTTTTAATATTCAGTTTTACTTTTTTAGATCATTTATAGTCAACATTTCTAAATCCATAATATTCCATATCATAGAATAATTGTTTATGTTTAGTACCTTTCATTTCAGTTCTAAGTCTTTCAAATAGATTACCAAACACTTGATTTACTCATCGTGAACCAGCAGAGTACATTCTTCTAAGTGCTCACATATTTTTACTAACTAGATAATGTGGATTATCATACATTATTCGTGTGATTTTATTTAATGATAACAGTTGTTTAGTATCAATTTGTAACATAGCATCTCTAGCAACACCAAGAAACATAAATTGAATATCACTACTTGATGATATACCTTTTAAACCTTTAATTTTACCTGTTTTTAATTCAGGTAACATTTCTTTTATATCAAATACTACTCAAAAATCTTTTGGTAAATCCTTTTCACTGAATGATTTTTCTGTTAAGTATTCATTAAATTTCATTATAATGCTCCAAAATATTCTAATAATTGTCCATTAAATTTATCATTAACTATATAATAACTTTTACAAGTCAACATTATTTCATTGTTATGGAAGGTTAGTTTATCAGTATATTTACCATTTTTAACGCTTCTAATAAATTCACGTTTAAACAAAGACATTTCATCATCATTAAGTGTATTGTATCTTTCTTGATGAAAATACATAAAAGCCGTATATTCTTTAAAAATACTAGACATTAAATTAAAAATATCATCAATTTTTTTACTAGATACTACTTTATATTTTCCTATAGGGAATATTAAAAATATTTTACCATAATCATCTGCTTGATTTGGATTAAATGAGCAAAATACAGCATTTGATCTAGAATTAACACCAAATTTAGTATAAAAAAAGGCATCCAATAATTCATGTAATTCTAATGGTGTATCTTTAGGAGTTCTGCTCTTTCGTACTGGTTTTTCTTTATATCAATCAATATTTTCTTTTCTACCTGACATTAATCATTTAGAAGTATTAAGTTTCTTTCAATCCTTTAAGAAAGGTTTACAGTTCTTTTCAATATCTGTTACCATTTTAGTAAATTCATCTACTTCATTTAAATAAGATTTAAATTTCATCCATTATTCCTCAAAATATTCTTTCATCTATCATTATTGATTTGCCTTGAATTCATATTTCTTTTCCATAAGACATATTTTTTAAACCATGTTTGAAATTATTATATTCAGGTGAATATATATAATCCATTTCTTTAATGATATCTTTATTACGATCAAAGACACCAAAACCACCTTGTCTTATTATATTACCTTTATTTAATTCTATTAAAGATGATTTCAACTCTTTTCAATTTCTTGCTGGAAGTTTATATTTTCTAAACATTTTAGATATAGTATCATTAAAATCTAATATATGAGTTTCTTTAAATGACCATCAAATATCACCATCTGGAGCAATACCAATATTAGTATTATCATAAGGAATAACCACATATAAAGTACCATAAGATTTTGCATTTTCTTGGTCAGTAGCACAAATAATAGAATGTGATCTTTTAGGATATTTTTTTCAGGAAGGGAGGTTGTCCATTAATAAAGTAAAATAATTTTGTGTATTTGCTGATACTCTTGGTCTTCCTTTATTAGTATCTATTATTATATATTCACTTGATATAGAATCAACACCTCTAAATATTCAATCTTTTTTTTTCATAAAGAAGTTATAATTCTTTTTACAATTAGTTTTAATGTATCCAATAGCAGCTTCTTTATCAATAGAAACTGATCTGCCTTCATTTAAGTAATGTTTAAATTTCATTTAAACTCCTTTTATAACATCACTTGATATTTGATTGCTTTTTTTAAAATTCTTTTTAAGTTGAACAAGGAAGATTTCTAATTTTTTTTTAGTTTCTCCTACTGTATCTTTTATTAATTCAGATATATGAGTTATAACTTTTTTTGCTCTATCATTAATTTCAATAACATTATTTTTCATAGTATCAACGCTTATATGTCATCCTGTTAAAGCATTTAATGTATGAATTGGACCAGTTAATATATGTAATGATATTACATCCAATTTCAATAAAACATCAATAACATTTTGTTTTGTTACTTTACTTGAAATTTCTCTTATTCTTTCTCTATGTTTATCATCTCTATTTGTATGATATTTAAATAAATGATAAAATAATTTACCTGTATTTTTTCCTGAATCAATTAATATTTGAATTAAACCTTTTTCTTTATGAGCTTTTAAACCAAGTTTATTTAACATAGTTTTAAGACCTTTACTTATATCATCTTTAATACCTTCATTAAGAGTATAAGTATCTAAAAAATAAGCTAATTCTATCATATTAACTGTATCAGATTCTTTTATATAATGTTTAAATTTCATTAATCTCCTTTAATAATTCATAATAAGAAGCTCCGTACCTTTATTGGTCTTTACGTTCTTCTTTGCCGCTGCGGCTTTTGAGAATTCTTTTGACTCCCATCTATATTTATCTTTTGGAAACCATTTTTCTAAGTCATTGAAATAATAATAACTTAAAATAAATTTACCTTTCATCCCTTTTAATACATTAGCTAACCTTAAATGGTCATCTCTTCCAAAATCATGAAAACTATAATATGTTTCAGTATTATAATATGGTGGATCAAAATACAGTAATGTATCTTCTCCATCTAATTTCTCTACAGCCTTTTCAAAATCAAAGTTATAAGTCTCTGTTATCATTGATAATTTATCTATCATTTTGGGTTTAATCAGTCTACCTCTAAAAGCATCAAACTTACTCTTGTACTTTCCTTTAAGGTCAATCATTTTGGTGTTCTCTTTCAATCCAAGACCTGAGAATACTTGTGTTAAGAGATAAGCATACTTGTATGCTAGGTCATAATCAGGTATTTCTATTGAATCAGAATCCATTGACATAATTTGATCTCTGTATTCATTAAATAAATTATTATCTTGTGATTTTACATCAATGAAGTGATTATGGAACTTAATATTATCGCGTGAACAATTTATCAAGTTCACCATGAATCTATTAAAATCATTGTAATAAACTCTTTCTAATGATGGTAATTTATATAGTTCGCTATTTATATATGTCCAAAAAGCACCACCAAAAATCTCACCATACACTTTAATATCTTCTGGTATAAATGAAGATATCCATTTTGCCATTCTGTACTTTCCGCCTATAAATGCAATCATATTTTCTCCTACAGTTTAACTAATTTCATATGATAATCTACCTTGTTCAGATTTAACAGATTTCATTGATCCCTTGCCTTGTTTCATCTTCAATGTATTTTTACCACTATGAATCATTTTAAATTCAAGTTGTCCTTTATGGAACTTAGCTTGATTTAGATTAGCTTGATAGAAATTCTTTGAACTTAATGCAATCATTATAGATTCAAGTGCTTTTTTGTCCTTATTGATTAATTCAGCTATATTTTGACATATGAAGTAAGTGAATGATCCCGGTAATTTACTTATAATAGCTTTTTGATTTTTCATTATAGGTCAATTGTTTTTAGGATTGCTAACAATATCAAGTACATATTGTTCAGGTTCACCAATAATATTTTTACTTAAATTCTTATATATGCTAATAGGATTTGATTTTATAGAATCACCAAGTTTTCCCTTTAGCTGTTTCTTCATTATATAATTCATACCAATGTTATATAAAAATTCAATATTAGTATAATTGGATTTCATTGAATCTATCATAAATTTTAATATAGGAGAAGAAGTTTTTATGTTATTTCCTATAAGAACTGGCATTACATTTGCATGAAATGAAGCTGGTGCTCCTTTACCTGATTTACTTGATATAGGTATAACTTCACCTTTAAATGTGTTAAACATACTATCAACACCAGCAAAAGAACTGTCTGTAGGCATAATAAATTCTTTAATCTTTTTACCTTTAAATGGGTTAACTCCTGTCAACACATTGTATTCACCATTCATAACACATAAACCTATAAGAATTTCACCTAAATATTTTGCAATTTCATTTTTAAACTGTTTATTATCATACCCCTGCCAGTCAATGAATTGATATTTACTTTGAGATAGATAATTACTCAATATATTTTTTAAGTCATCAGGTATAGTTTTTATTAGTTGAATACCATTTTGTACTGTAGTGGATACATCAACAGGATTATAAAAAACTTTAGCAGGAAATGTTTTACTTCCTATTGTTACACTTCTACCTTTAGCTGTTTTTAATAATTTAGTTGCTTGTATATTTAATTGTTCTCCGCCTTTTTTAGTAGGTTTTACTATATTAGCAAACTGTATTATAGTAGGAACACCTTTATATAAAACACTTATTTTCCCTTTTTGAAAGATAGAGGATGATGGTATAATAATTTCTTCGCCCATTTCTAACACATCATCTGTTTTTTTGTTGTTTATTCAAATTGGTGATGTCTTTTTAATGGTTGTAATTACTTCTTTATCCATAAAATACTTCTGTCAAGCACCTATACCAGATGATTCATTAACGTATTTTTTAAATTGTTTCATTTAAAGCTCCAGTTGTTTCTGTTTTCTTTTCTTATAAGGATTTTTAACAAAATGAAGTTTTTCTTCCTCTGTTAAAATGTTCCTTTCAGTTTCAAAATCTTTTATTCTATCATTAGCTTTATTAATATAATTGTCTGATATATCAATTCCTATATAATCAGATCCTAATAATTTTGCTGCAACGCCAGTTGTTCCACTCCCCATATAAGGATCTATCACTAATCCTTTTTCATAATTTAATATTGATAGTATACATCTTAAAGGTAAAACAAGTGGAAATGGGGCTGGGTGATCGTTCTTTTTATCAGGTGCAAAAGTCCATACTGAACTCATTCTTGCATGTTTGGATTCAAGTCTTTTGCCTATAACATTTTTACCAATAGGTTTATATAACCAATAAATTCTTTCATCAATTTGATAAAATCTATATCCACCCACTTCTAATGGACCTCTTCTGTTCCATATAATTTCTTGTCTTAAATGCCAATCACAATTTAATATCCACTCCATAGGATGAGTTGCTATACCTTTTAAATGTCTTATCTTATGGTTATAAAAAAATGAACCGCCAGGCTTCATAATCCTATATAGTTCATTTAATACTTTTATCTGTTGATCCTGATATACAAATTCTGGTAAATCATCTGATACAGAATCATATTCTATTGCATTAAATATAGCCTTTTTAGAAGATTTAGGTTGTTTCTTGTTGTATGGAGGTGAAGTTACTCCCATATCAATAGAATCACTATCCAATGTCTTTAAGACATCAAGCACATTTCCGTTTAATATTTTATTTTTCATATTCCTATAATAACATACAAAACATACAATGTCTATATTTTTTTATACTCAAATTCTAGTTCAAATTTATTATTAAATAATTGAACTTCTTTTAATTTAATTGTTGGTAGGAAAAATTTTCTTTGATCTATATCATTTCATACATAAGGATCAAGATCATCACCATCAATAGAGAATAATGATATATGTGGTTTCATCCCGCCTGGAAATTTTACTACATCTGGATAGACATTTTCAATCATCTCTAATGCTTTTTTATATTTATCCACTTGATTATACTCTATTGTTATAAACCATTTCTTTACATTTTTACCTCATAGTAATTTTAATTTTTTAGGTTTCATATTAAAATTAGATGGTATTTTATGTATTTCTCTAATAATATCATCTTTAGAGTATTTTCCTATAATTTGGGCAATAGTAATGTGATGATTCATAGTCTGAATGTAAGGAATTTTTGTCTTATCTAAAAAACTTTTAATTGTTTTGGTTATTTGGTTTAAATCATTGGAATCTACTTTGTAACCTAACATAGTTTTATCCATTCATTTTGTTTCATTTAAATACTGTTCAAACTTCATAATTAAATACCTTCTAATTTCTTTTCCATTTCAGCCAAACCAGTATAGTATGTATCAAATTCAGCTAAATGGTCTTGAGATATTTTCTTTGCTATCAAAGGATTTGTGGTATGTTCCATTTCAACTTTTATACCCATTTTCAATTGTTCTGGGTCATATTCACCTTTAAAATCCTTTGATCTTCCTGCACCGAAAAATGAGCCAATTAGACTATATACGACCTCTTCAAATTTATGTGTATCCATGCCCTCATTTTCTGCAAACGAATGAATTTGGCTATCTTTTGGAGTGGGATTGTCATGGAAAAACTTAATGATCTTCTCCTGAATATCTTCTTTTTCATTTAAAAAGTTTTCAAATTTCATAATTAATCCTCTATAAATTTACCAAATGGTGTTTTTTTCTTTAGTTCTGATTTGACGGGTTTTACAGGTTCAGCATTAATTTCTTCCTTGATAACAACATCAATTTTAACTTCTTCTGTTAAGTCTTCATCAATATCCTCATGTATGGAAACATCAATAACAGGCTCAACTTTAATTTTTACTGTGTCTTCATATGGTTTAAGGTAATACTTATTGTTCCTGTCATTAACTTCTAATCTAATACCATCAATTTGTTCTAGCAAATCACTTCTTATGACAGCACTTAATGGAGGGATTTCAAAAACTATACTTCCATTCTTAGATTTACCTTTAAATCCTCAATTAATCTTTTCATTAAACAATCTTATGTTGTATTCTAAGAGGTCTGGGTTAATACCCTTTACCTCTATATCAAAACTAATTGTTTTTGTCTTATTTGGGTCAAATAATATCATTTTATTCTCCTATACCATGTTTTTAACTTTCATTTTTTTAACAGCAAGGTTCAAAAGTTTCATTCTGTCACTTGAATTTAGATCTCTAAGATCATCATCAAAATAATTTGCTATATGATTTTTTATTATAACTTCAAGTTCTGATGTTAATTCCATTGCATAATCCTTTATTGTAAAATCTTTAGCTACTGGTTTTCTTTCGTTTAAATATTGTTTTATTTTCATATTAATCCTCTTCTATTTTATTTATCTTAAAAGATATGTTTTTATCTTCTTTGTCAATGTGTCTGATTGTAATAAGAGGCAATTTACGTTCCACTTCAACCTCTTGGATATAAGTACCACCACCAGTTGCACCAGTAACCTCTGTCTTTTGGGTGAATTTGCCCATTGTGGTTAATGCTATTGACATCTTATCTCCTATACCATGAACTAATTAGTTTATCTATGTATGATTTATCATAATCTTCCATGTCAATAAGATATTTATCTCCATCAGCAATCATTTTTTCTTGTAATTCTTTCCCTATTGGATTTTTTATTGGTGATGAGAAGAATTTGCTCATTTTCTTGTAAGCTGCCAATACAACTTTATCATTTAACTCACCTTCACCATTAAGGATCTCAGTGAAATTTCTGAACTCACTTGAATAATATTTTTTAAGTTTCTGTGATTCTTTGTATGATTCTTTAAGGAAATCTTCATCAACTATTCTTCCTCTGGCTTTGTTTCTTTTGATTGCGGTTTTAACAGGAGTATCAATAAAAACCATTGCTACATCATACCCCATTGATTGAAGTATTCCTTTACGTCTTAGTACCGCACTTGAATTAGCACTTGTACCATCTATCCATAATGGAAGTAAGCTATTGACATAATTAGATAATTGAGCTTTGGTTAAATGTTTCTCTTTAACACCATACTCTTTCCAAGAGTAATTAGGATCAAATTTCATATGATATTCGGTCCAAGTATCTGTATTAACAATTTTTGGAGTAACATCACCACCAGATATCTGTTTTAAGACATAAGATTTACCACTGGCTGACGAGCCAGACATAAACACAGCCTTAAATATACCCTTGTCATTTATACCTTCTTGTAAATATTGTTTAAATTTCATTTTATTCATATTTTATCAATTCTTGATCTTTTTTATCCCATCCCAAAGAAAAATCACCCTCTGCGAACATATATTCTTTACAATTAATTCATATTTCATATCCATTTTTAATAGCTTTTTTTATCCCTTTATCAGTATGAAAATAATCTTTAAAAGGTTTTAATAAATTTTTATAATGATCAGGATAATGATCATAAAATACATCTTTTTTGTAATCATAATAATTTATTGTATCTTTATGTCAATTAGTTCTACTATCACTCATATTAAGGTCTTTAGTTTCAACTCATGTATAACTAAATTTACCTATAGGAAAAGTATAACAAGCAGTACCAAATACACCCGCATCATCAGCATTACTAGTAACCATAAAAGATTTATCTCTTGGATTATGTTTATTCTTTTGAAGCCATTCATTTAAATATCTAAATGTTAAAATATCAGTACCTTGTGGTTCTCTGTCTTTTCTTACTTCTTTAATACCCATTTCAGTATTTTCATGCATACCTCTATATAAAGGTTTTTTAAAAGGTTTGATAAACTTTAAATAAGGTTTACATTCTTTATGTAAAGTATTATTAAACTCGTTAACATCTAATATTTTATATGCTCCTTCATTTAAATATTTTAAGAATTTCATAAATTATTTTCTTCTATTTTTACCTTCTCCACCACCAGATCCGTCTTTTAATCCACCTCCAGATCTGTTTTTACCCTGTCCTTTGCCTCTTCCTTTACCTGTGCCTCTAGGAACACATTTTTTGTCTATTGGACATCATTCCTCACCATTAACACATCCATCTTCGCTAACTAATCTATTTATTCTATCTGTTACTTTCATTATTTTACTCCTTTTATATATGTGTTCAGTTTTTTAATAACTGCATCAATTGTTTTTGGTCTTGATTTTCTTAAACCCTTGACACCAAAACTACCACTAAAATGCTCTAATATATGATCTTTGGCTGTAAGATGTAATCTTATATATCTTGAATTTTCAAGAATACCATTAACCCAATCTTTCTTCTCATCTAATGATATCAATATCATTATAGAAATATTTTTATTTCCACCTAATGTGCTTTTATCAACCATTACAAGAGGTGCTTTGACACCATCTTTAATTTGTTTAACAATTTTATTGACATTATCTATTGTAAATAAAGGTTCAATATCTTTTTCATTCAAATATTTTTTAAGTTTCATTTAATATCCTTGTTTCAGTGTTTATTTTATAAATCATTATACATAATATAATATAAAAAGTCAAACTGTAAATTTTAAACTGCCATGTATGTTAAAGTACCTGATTGTAAAGCAGAAGATCCAGTTAATATAGATGTATATGAATTAAGTCTAGCAGCAACATAACTAGTTGGACATGTTGGATAATTAACTCCATATCCACTTGTTGTACAAGACCCATATAAACGAATTTTTGTTATATCCGCTAATGTTGTTACATTTAAATTAAATACATGTGATGTATTGTGTGGATGATAATTAGCTGATCAACCAGAATCTTCTCAAACACTACCTGTTCATACTTGTAATTTTATATAATAACTTCATCATGTACTAGATATAGAAACACCCGGATTAGTATAATTTTCAACAAGCCCTGTTGCTGTTATGTTCGCTGTTAAATCTCTTGTATTTGGTTCAATATCCGTAAATTCGGTTGTGGTGAATGTTCAAGTCCCTAAATTTCCATAAGTATCACTTACAAGCTTTGATTTATATTCATCAACGGTTTTTCCTCCTACACCACTGTCAAGAACAAGATCACATTTTGGCATAAACGAATATGTATTTTCTGAAATTAAAGTTAAATCATCAGCATCAATAACTATTTTTTGATCTTGCGCAGATGAATCAGCATCATAAGTAGGCATACTAGCAGGTGTTAACATAATGCTTGGTGGAGAAGTATAACTATTATCTAATGTTTTTGTAACACCAGATTCACAAGTTCCAATCTCTATACTATTAATACTATCTTCTAAATCTTCAATCTTATCATATACAGCATTTTTACTAGGTGATACATCAACAACACCATTTCAAGATGAACTATAAACTAAATCAGATACACTGCCAATTAATATTCAAGCTGAATTTCCTCCACCATAATATACATTTTCATCAATTACAAAAACAACTCTACCAACATCCGTTGCAATTCAAGAAGACAAAGACGCTAGCCTTTCTATATTTATTGGTCCTTCCATATTTATTCCATAATGATCCATATTTTTCTCCTTTAATACTATAAAATATATTTATATAAATTGTTTATTTTCTTTTATAGTATTTATCATTATAAAATAAAAATCCTTTCTATAGAATAATTTCTATAAAAAGGATTTGTGTATTACAGAATTTTTATTTTTAGCTTATTGTTATATTTAATATATTTTTATCTTCTTTTTCTCTATATAAAGTAATAGATAAAACACCATTAATTAAACTTGCTTCAGCTTTTGATCTGTCAACATTTTCATCATTACTATGATATTTATATTCTTCATTTCTATCATCATTTTTAGCTGTAATGGTAAGAAGTGTTTTGCCATCTAAATCACTTAACGTTATTTTAATATCATCTTTATTAAAACCCGGTAAATCCATTTCATACGTTACACTTTCATCAGTAATGTTCTTAACTTTAAGAACTTCTTTTTTTGTATTTGGATCACCACCAAATATTTTATCTAATAAACCATCACAATAAAAATCAACCATTTCATTTTTGTTCATAAATTTGTCCATAATTTTTCTCCTTTTATATTATTTTATATTATAATACATTTTTGTCGTTTGTCAAGTAATTATTTTCGAGCAAAAAAAGGAAGCCCCCTTTCAAGGCTTCCTTGTATTATTCATTTAAGTTAATTTATCCTATTTTTATAAAATCTTCTGCCAATCGTTCTGTTCTTTTGTATCCCTGTGTAAATAAATGGGAGTTGGTTGATTTTGTTGCTGTGTGGTGAGTAGCAATTGCTGTGATTACATTATATGCTCCCCATTTAGTTTCGTTTTCATTGTATTTGTTCATAACTACAGGGTAAAGAGATTTGATACCTTCTGCTTGTTTTTCTGAAAGGTATTTGATTGTTGTAGTCTTCTCACCAGCTTCTTTAGTCCTATCACCAATAAATTTGTTAAAGTCTGATTTAAGATAAGGTTTTGTTGCCCAGTCACCCATTTTATCAAAAACTTTTGTATAATTTTCAAATTTAGTAGAGAAAGAGTTTCTAATAGTATTAATAATATCATTACCAAGATGAGGAAGTTTTGTGGAAAACATATTTTTCCAACCCATCATTCCATTTGTACATACAAGTCTGTATCCTTCAAGAGCGTATCCTACAGAAGTTGTACCATTATATCCATTCCAAAGTTTGAGTTTAAGTTTAACAGCATCTCCGGGGATGATTTCTTTAACAAATTTATCATCATTGAATACCATCTCCCTGATCCAACGATCTCCACTGTTTGAGCCATGATCACCAATGATAGAAACGTCATATTTTTCAAATGCAGTTTCAAAAAAGTCTCTTACATCATTGTTTTGAACAAGAGCATATCCTTTTGAAACAACCCCAAGAACATCACCTGTATCAGCATTTAGAAGAACATCTTTATTGATTTCTTTAGTTTCACCATTAAAGGTTACTTTGGCAGGTTCTCTTATCACTTCAAAGAAAGGATTGAAAGTTTTAGTAAGATTAGTTGTCATATTTATTCTCCTTAATTATTGGTTAATGTTTATTATGTAACTAATATACACCCATTTTATCATATTGTCAAGAATTATTTAAAAGAATTAATAAAACCATATAGTATTTCTCTTGGATATGTGTCCATTTTACCCATAAATCTTTCAACTCTATCAAATTCTTTATTTTTAATTAAATCAACAACAGTCATCATATCAGCAACATCATCTTTAAGAACATTAACCATTTCAGAATTATTCTTATATATCTTTAATTCAGATTCAAAGTAATCATTTATAACTTTTTTAAGTTCTTTTAATTCTTTCATAATTTATCCCTTTTCTAATTGATTATAGATACATTATATACCCATTCAATCAAATTATCAAGAATTATCTACAATTTTTCCATTTTAAAATCACAAAAAAATTCATAATCACTCCAGAAAAGACCATCCTGATCATAATTATCTTCATCAATGGTTTGATCACATCTAAGTTTAACATCCTTTTGAACAATGTGGTGTGTTTCTATACCCTCACCTATCTTAATGGAATAAAGCATGTCTTCTTCCCACATACCATCCTCATTATTCTTACATTCTTCTATAAGGTATTCAACAAAAACATCTCTGTCTTCAATATTATCATAGAATATAATGTCACCTTCCATAGGATCATATGCCCAATATTTTATATCATTAGTATCCATAACAATGTTCCTCTATTTTTTTTATTATATCAAATTCATTTTCAGCTACAAACAAATTAAACAATGAAAGTGATACAGGATTATCATTAAATAAAATGTCATCAATTGTGAATTCATCAGGTTCATCAGGTTGGAAATAATCATTTGAAACTTGTCCTTTTGTGGCTGTGAACTCGATCTCGTATTCAAAACCATTAATTATATAGTTGATAGAATCGTACATATTACATCTCCCTGTTTAATTATAGATGAAGTATACACCCATTTAATCAGTCTATCAAGGATTATCCAAATTCATGGTTTGAGGTATATGTTTCAAAATCTTCATACACCATACCACCTTTTTCTACATACTCAATCATACATTCTTCACAATAGATATCACCTGAATCATCTATATATTCACCTTCTCCATCACAACCCCATATCTCACATTGAGCCATTATAGCACCTCTTCTAATTGTCTTTCAATTTTTTCAATCTTCTCAATTTCTTTTTCAACAAATTTATCCTGATAATCTTCAAGAAGTTGTTCTTTTTGTTGATGAACAACCCATAAAACCCATTGCATATAATTGTCATCTATTGTCATTTGAATTTCAGAAAGATAATTAGGATCACATTTCATAATATCATTGAATTGGTCAATTTCATAAACACCCTCCATGAATAAAACTTTGTCATAGATGTATTCAGTAATATCTATGAATAAATCATGTTCATTTGCAAGGATACTTCCAATAGTTGGGAATGACATTTCTACAACCAATATTTTTTCAATTTCTCTTAATTTCATATGATCTCCCTTTTTAATTATAGATGTAGTATACATCCTTTTAATAAAGGTGTCAAGGATTATTTCATTTGATTTATAGATGTGCGTGATTTGGGTATGTGTGGTTCAACACTTTGAAAACCCCATACCCATAAAATGTTTAACACCAAACACACAATTACACAATTACAAACCCTATTATCATTTTTAGCGCGTCTCTCAAGGTATCTCCTTATTTAATTATAAGCAAGTATATATCTATTTAAACAAAATGACAATATCTAAACTAATTTTATTTTTAGTTTAGTATTTATTAGTAACTTAAAAGCATCTCAGTCCTCACTCTTAATGATTTTTTCCATTTGAGAAATTTCTGTATTTGATGCTTTTTGATAGAACATAGCCATTTCACTAAACCCTATGTTTCCTTTATATGATTTTTCATATATAAAATGTTTTAATTTATTCATTAAATCCTTCTTTATGCATTTTATTGAAATGTAATTTTACACCTTTAGGGCTTTTAAAAGATTTTAAACATTCAGGGCATATAAATTTATCAAATCCTTGTGTTTTTTTAAGTTTTTCCATCTCAACTTGTGATTCATCATGGAGTTTTGTTAAATCTAAAGATTCAGCTTTATGTATTTCAATATCTGTTTTAAGTGTACTAATTTCAGCTTTAAGTTTTTCAATTTCATCTGTGTATTTTTTAGTATCTATTTGTTTTGATGAATTTGGTTTATCAATCTCCATTTGAACAATCTTTTCATGTAACATTTCAATTTCTTTTACATATCTAGTATCATTAGAAACATTAGCTTTACTAGATCTTAAAATTTCAATGTCATCATCAGCAGTCATTAAACAACTTTTTAAATGTTGTAATTCAGTTTTAAGTTTTTTAATTTCTTCTTTACCTTGTAATAAAGTATATTTAATGCTATTGGTCATTATATGTAAATCCATTCCAATTTCTACCTGAACCAAATTTTTAACATTTTTTTGTCTATCTAATAGTGTTTTTACTGCTTGTTCTCTGTTGTCTGCTATTATACCAACAACCATTGTATTGCCGTTTTTTAAAGTATACTTAATTTTAATTGCTTTCACTTATTTCTCCTTTATGTTTTCCTTTTGTAGAATAAATTTTCATTGTATTTAAATCAATTCCTGTTAATATACCAGTATGAAAACACCCTGTATCAATACACCAGTGTTTATCATGGTATTGTGTTGCTTGTTTATGTGGAGTATGACCAAAGATATTTATATAAGAATCAAGATTTTTTGTTGGTTTTTCTAATAATTTTCTATCCCATAATAAATTATACTCCATTGTATCAAGACCATCTTGAGCATAACTGTGTGATATTAAAAATTTTTGACCATCTTTTCTCTGACATTCTATAGACCAAGGCAGACTTTGAAACCAGTCAAACCAACCATCTTCTTTCATATTTCTCATACTGTCTTTATACCAATCCCATACACCATCATCAACATCATGATTAATAAAAGATTTTAATGTAGACATTTGACCATTAATACTCCATAAGTTATGATCTCTATATGCCATTTCTTCATGATTGCCTATTACACATTCATGTTTATTATCCCTGACAAATTCAAGGACTTTCTTTGAATCAGGTCCACGATCAATTAAGTCACCCACAAAACATAACTTACTGTCTTTAGGTAATACATCAACTAATTCCATTAATTCATTGTAACAACCATGACAATCCCCTATAACTATCATTTTATCTCCTAATTTTGTGGAATTTTTGGTAATTTTTGTTGTTTCCAGTAACAATCATCTCTTGCATCTGAAAAAAATTGTATCCAAATAGTCCCATCATTACATAAAACTTTCATCTGTATATTCTTAAGTCTATCTTCTTCTGTTATAATCTGTATAATTTTTCTTTCCATTTATTTTCTTACTCCAGTTATTTTAACTTTTCTTAATGAAGTCCATGATCTTCCTGTTCTATTTTTTGTTTCTTTTGTAAAATAAATTCTTTGAGCAGTTGTATGACTAACAATAAATCCATCACCCCAACCATATATCATCACCCTTATACTACCAAAATATTTTTTGTTTGGTACAAGAGGTGGAACTTCAATATGTCTTTTAGGTTGTGGTTTAACCCCTTTAATAAGATTCCAATGCACCATACATTCATAAAGTTTTGCTTCATCATTCTTATACAACATAACAGTACTAACCAATTCACCCACATTTTTAATATGAGGATTCTTGTCAGGATGAACCATTTTTATTGCTTCTTTGAATGATATGGTATTCATGTAAATTCTCCTTATTTAAGTTTAGATAGATTATATCAAACTTATTAAAGGTTGTCAATCATTATTTAAAATCTGGGTGTTCTTCTAAACTTCTTACAACTTCAAATTTTTTAGTTTCATTAATTTTACGCTTTACAATCTCACCATAATATTTTTTACCACGATTATACATTTCAGCTTCTTCATATATTTCAGCTAAACTATAATTATCTGTTATACAAAGCAAATAATTGTGACTATCAAAATTACCATATCTATACATGGTCACAACAAATATATTTTCACTTTTCATTAAAATTCCTCTTCATAAATTGTACCATTCTTAACAACTATTTCATCCATGCCAAAATTATCATATATAGCTCGTCCAATACCTTCATCATCGTTTGAACAAGTACAAATAAGAACTGTTAATTCACCTTTAAGAAGATTTTCCATTTCTTCATACTTGTCAAGTTCTCCATCATAATATTCATGATCTTTTTTGGCTTCTTCAATTGATATATTATATTCATATTCAAACCAATCATCTAACTGATCAATAGTTTTAATTTCATATTCTACCATATCTTTAATAGGCATTTCAATTGATATTGTTATATCTTTAATTTTATGATTATCTGTTGTTATTATAAAAGAACTGCTTGAACTGTTACTCACAAATCCACTCCTTATTTTCATAAATGACTCCTTATATTTAAATTATTATACTATTAATTTAAAGCATTGTCAATATACAATTTTTATTATATTATAAGTATATACATTATGAGGAAAATATATGAATGAAGAAGAAATTAAAAAAGAATTATACGAACAATATCCTATTGATAATGAGCTTAGCTTCAATGAATTCACTATAGAAGATAGTATCCAAAATCAATTAAAACTAGAATTGAAATATTGGGATTTACTTCAAAATGAAACATATAAAATGAACAAATTAGATGATATAATGATTGATTATAGATTTAAAGCATATGATAAACTCAGATTTGAGAATGACAGAACTTTAACAAAATATGAAATTGAAGAGGTATATCTACCTAAAGAAAAATCCATTAAAGCAATTAAAGCAAAAATAATAGAACAAAATGTTAGGATAGATTTTTTTAAAATGTGTTATGATTCTGTTAAACAACTAAGATGGAACATACAAACTTTTCTTAAAGCACAGGGACAACAATAATGACAGAATTAAAATTACACAATGATAATATGATACAAGTTGATACGGATGATTTTGAATATTTAATTGAATTGAAGAAATTCTTTACTGAATTTGTAGAAGGATATATTTTTATGCCTAAATATAAATCAGGTCAATGAGATGGAACTATATCAGTGTTTAATAAAGGAAATAGAACATTTCCTTATGGTTTATTGTTTGAATTTATAAAATTTCATAAAATGACATTTCCATATCTACCATTACATATACCAGATAATATTAAAGCCTTATTTAAAGGAGATGATCTAAAAGGTATATATGATTTAAAATATGAACCAAGAGATTATCAATTAGAATGTATTGATGCTGCGATTAAATACAAAAATAATCTTTTCGTTTGTGGTACTGGTGGCGGTAAATGTGTATCTAACATTTATGTAGATATAGAAACATCAGAGGAAGATTATGAAAAATACTTCTCTGATTGTGAAAAACTTTAATCAATTTCATTTATACTTACTTTTGGAGAAAAATACTTCTTTTCATGATTCTTTTCTTTAAAGTTTCTTTTCCATTCTACAAGACGACCATATTTTTTAGGATTTAACAACATCTTAAATGGTATTAATAATGCTTTAGATTTATCTTTATTACCTATTACAAGTCTAAAACACATTTTCTTTTTATCAACTGATAAATTCATAAACTTTTTTATGGGGTGTCTTAAAAAGAATTGTAATTCTATAGGATTATATAACTGTCTATTATCCAATATAAAACTAACAAAAATTTTATGCAATTTAAGACAATATTCAAGCTTTTGTTTAAAGTTTGGACCTAATAATAGATTTCTTAATCTATTATCAATAACCTCTATATTGATATATTTTTCTATATCATTTATTCTAGTTACCTCTCTTTTTAATTGTTCTAATTCAATTTCGTTCATATTTTATCCTTCATCTAATACTGACATTAAAAAATATTTTTCTGTATCATCGTTTTTAACAAAACACATTAATCCAAGATTATTTTTCTTTACATATGAATATTTAACTGTAAAATCTTCATTAATAAGTGTCATTAAATTAACAAGGCTTTTATATTTAAAACATAACGTAAGATCTTTATGTTTAACATTGCTTAAATAAAATTTAACACTATTGCTTGCTGTGTTTGTTTTATCTGTTGTTTCCATATATAACTTATTATCTATTACAGAAAAATAAACTTTACCAAAATTTCTTCCTATTTTCTGTATCTTATTGAAATTAGTAATAAAATTATCATCAATTATTTCACTAAGAAAAAAATCAATCTTACTGATAGGATTATCTTTACCAAAAATATCAATAACAGATTCATCACCAAAGTTTAATTTAAGCTGTTTATTAATTATAATTTTTTCATCACTTACCTTAATAGGAACAACATCATCATCCAATATATCAAGATATGGTTTAACACTATTATTTGGTTCAATTCAATTTAATGTTATTTCATCATTAATATCTTCAATAAGATTATTTGGCATATCAAGGAATAACAATACATTACGGTCCTTTGATATCATATTACATTTAACTTGATCTTTATTAACAACAAGACCAATGCTCTCAATTAAATAATTAAGAGTACCTTTTTTTAACACATTTTTTAATTCATTTACATTTAATTTCATATATTTCCTTTATATTAAATTTCAATTCAATTCATCTCATTTCTGAGTTATAATTTCTTCTCTTGGTGTAATCTCAGCATTTTGTTTAAAATTTGCTAGATTCCAATCCGACTCTGTTTCCAACATGTTCTGTAATTTTCCTGATATATAATCACCACAGGAATGTAAATCAATAACAGCTAAAACAGCAGCTCCATAGGAATCATTACACAACTCACCATATTTTTCTAATTCTTTCCAATCATCATCAGTCATAACACACCTTATAAGACATCTAAGCCTTGTTTTTAATACTTAATACACCTTTTAAGCATCTTTATGCCAATCAAATTTTCTTGTCACAGCGTCATTATAATTCATTAGACACTCATACAGGTAATCTGCTAAAATATAATCTGGTGTATCACTTTCATTTTCCAACGAATATTTATTGATTAAATCTTCCAAATCCTTTACAAATTCATTATATCAATCCTTTTTTTATCTCAAGAATACTACAATTATGTTTCTTTGACAACTCAAGAAGTATAGATTCTTTCTTTTTATCAACTTTGTCCTTCTTTGTCCATTTAATATATCTTTTACCCTTTGGTATAGCATGAAAATAATACTGATATATTAAATCATCGGACAATGAAAATTGATATCTATTCAAATTATTAACAATATCCAATAATCTATTGTCGTGAGACAACCACATTGATAACATAAATCCATTAGCTTTCTTTTTATCATATTCAAATTTCTCCTTTTTATAAAATATAGCATTAAGTGTATTAAACATTTATATCACTTCACTTTTCATTAAATTGAACACATAATGTATGAAATTTATTTCTTTAATTCCTACTGAAGCATTTCTATATAAATGTTCACCTGTTATTAATATAAATTCAGCGGGTAATTTAACCAAATCTGGATCATCCATTACCTGTTTATAACAAAAATTATACAATTCATTATAATCAACATAACCTTTTAATATTTTACGAACATTTTCAATATCATTCTTTAACATATAATCAAACACCTTTTGATACATATCAGTCATTGTGTTATATAATATACTATCAATAACACCATTATTAACATTTGACTGTATAACACCTATCATTTGTCTTATATCAGGGTATAATTTCTTAATTATATTAACAATATGTGTTTTCTTTTTAACAGTAACTTTTTCTTTATATAATATATTAGTTAAATAATTAAAGATATCTGTAGCTGGTGGGTTATTTAAATCAATTTGATAAGCACATCTTGATATCAAAGGAGATTCACCTCTAGAATCATATAATCTATCAGGATTATTACATACAAAGAAAAACCTTGTTATATGCTGTACATCTTCTATAAGTTGATTTAATGAATTTTGTGCTTGAGGAGATAATCTATCAGCTTCATTTATATAAACAATTTTTTTATTTAAAGAATAAGCCGTTGCAAAAGATTTTACTTTATCCCTCATAATATCCACACCAGTCTCATCAGATCCATTTATTTTAAGACAATCAACTCCTGTTGTTTCTAACAGGATATTCATAAATGTACCTTTACCAGTTCCGGGTTTACCAGCAATTAAAGTATTAGGTATTTCATCCAATACCTTTTGAAGAATTTTTCTTTTATCATCTGTTAGTATCATATCATCTAATTCAACAGGTTCATGTTTAAATGTTCACAATGTTTGCATAAATATTTTCCTTTATTTTAATTTATTACTAATGATAACACACATTTAAGTATATGTAAATAAAAAATCGGATAAACAACACTTACATATACAAATACATACAATATACATATATAATATATACTATATTCTCGCATTTTCAAAAATTACCTAGTAATTAGTCTAACATATTTTTTCAAATATGACAACCTATGAAATA